GAGAGTCATTGCGAAAGGAAATGGATTCTATGGAATCACAGTTCACTGACATCTCTGTTCAGTTGGTGCCTAAGCGCCGATCAGGTAACTTGGAACTACGGTCCGGTTACGATCCTGGAGTCTCGTTGGAGACAGGGAGCTTGGAATACTTAGGTCGTACGACCGGTTTTCCTATGAACATGAGCTTTGTCTCATGTGATCCTTGGGTTAAGCAGGGGATCATCGCACTCTATGGGCATATGCCTAAAGAGTTAAAAGGATGGACCCGCTCAGGGGCTTCATTATCCAGGGTTAAGGCAGCACTTAGCAAGTATGACCGTACGCGCCCTGCTTTACCGAAAGGTGATGCAGCATTCGGAATGGCAGTTGACCTTGCGTTCAACGCGTTCAAGCTTCCAACGAAGCTGAAGCCAAAGAAACTTTCAGAAGTAGATCTGGAGTTAGACGCCTCTGCTGGGTGGTCTTGGCTTGGAATGAAGAAGCGGGACGTGCTAAGTAGCGCGATTGTTGAGGCTGAGAAGTATCAACGATTGATTGCACAGCGTAAGCTTGCAAAGCGCTTTCTGCCACCTTGTGTCAGTTATAAGCGAACACAACTAGCGTTGCTGGCGAAACCCAAAGTGCGCATGGTTTGGGGCTATCCTGTGGAGATAACTCTCCTTGAAGGTAAGTTCGCTCAACCCCTTATCGATGAGTACTCTGTACGAGACGCTCCAATGTTCATTGGCCGTACGCTATTGAAAGAGCTTCCAATGTTCATGGATTCACTCTTCTGGTATGGAGGTGGTGTAGGTCTCGACATGTCCGCTTTTGATGCGGCTGCGTCTTCAGGCATGATCCACATAGCTTTTAAGGTCCTCAAGCAGAACCTTGAGCTTAGTGATCAACAAGAGAAGGAGTTGCGCTTCTTAGAAGACTACTTCATTAACACTCCTGTTGTCACGTCTGATGGCGATGTTTTCATCAAACACGGTGGGGTTCCCTCCGGCTCTTTCTTCACCCAGTTGATTGATTCAGTGATTAATTTCATTATCATCAGCTACCTCCAATTTCGTACCTTTGGAGACATGTGGACAAGGATTAAGGTTCTTGGAGACGATAGTGTCTTCTCAGTGCCGAAAGGTGTGAAGATTGACCTTGCGAAATGGGCTAAGATAGCTATGGAGAAGTTTGGGATGCAGATCAATGTGGCTAAATCCTTCATTGCGGATAAACCACAAGATCTCGAGTTCCTGGGGCACGCTTCCTATCTTGGAAGGGTGTTGCGTGATCCGGTCAAATTGCACCTGTTAGCGCTCTATCCAGAGTATGCGGTTCCAGATGCTACCACATCTGTTGCCAGGGTTCAGGGAATCCTAGTGGATTCTGGTTTCCAGAGCCATTCAATTCTAGCCCTATACATGGTTATGCAGGAGTTGTTTGGTCAACCCGGCGAACTCAAGAGGGATAAGAGTATACGGTACGTTATCCAACGCCGTTTCCCGATCACTCGGAGAGTTGAGTTGCACGAATTGAAAGCCG